TTATATCCCATTCTAAGGAAAAGGGATTAGTGCCTACAGCCGATTCATTCTCCAAACGATTCTCCAAGAAAAATATCATAAAAGCTCCGAAATACATTCGAAACAATACCATATACATGAATGGCGCACCGCAAAATAATCGTGTGTCACCAGAAACTACTTTTGCAATTTTACGCAATTCACTCTTAAGATTATCTGTAAATATCCATAACCAACGAATACCTTTAGACATATCGTGGATACATCGTAATAACTCGTTAACAAATGGAACATAAGCAGCATTACTCTCATCACGAGGACCATCTCTAAGAAGTCTATTCTTATATCTTTCTCCAGCCGCCTGGAATTTCATCGGAACTCCAGGTGATGTAGCCGAACTTATACCATGCCAGACGGAAATGGTAGAATCTCCCCATATAGCTTGTGCTGGTGTGAGTACGACTCTACGTTTAGTAGGGAATGGTATAGAATAAAGCATATTTCTGTAATCAGCAACAGCTCTGTTCATAGCAACTTCATCGTAAGTAATGTCTTCAGTAGGAAATTTAGACAATGCTTTAGCATAAGGATCTATTCCACCACTCGGTTTCAAAAGAGCTATATCTTTTATACTTTCTCCATTACCATATTTGCGTAATGGTGAAGGCATAAGATCGGTCTTAAAAACGTAAGGTGAGTGTGATTCAGGTCCTTTAATTATAGCTAATATATTGAATTTACCATGAAATTTATCATTAGGTGGTAAACCCAATTCAAGTTTTCCTTGTAAATCAGCTTGAACTAAATTTTCTACCAATGCCGTACGGATAGCTTCCTGAGTAATAACTCCAGCATACCCGCGTTGAACTGTCTTAGTACCAGCAAAATGCATACCAGCTATACACCTACCTGCAAATTGAGTTGAAAGCAAAAACAAGGGAGCTCCACAGTCTCCCTCAGCAGTTGTAGAAATATATTCGATTGTTCTATTAACTATGAATCCATCAACTTCCACTTTATTGCATAAAGCTGTAGATTGAAATCTGGCTTTACGAGCCCAGAGATCTAACTCAACGTTAAAATTCGAAGGTAGCTTCCCAAGATCATCCTCTGTGATGAATTTATCTATAATATCTCTACGTTGTTGTAAAAACTTGGTAGGAATAATAACTGCATGACCATCATCAAGTAAGTCACTTGTAATAGCACTATCTAAATAATTTGTTATATCCTTCGGTAGTATTTTACATAGGACTTTTCCAGTTGAGTCAGCCATCATCATCATAGCATCAGGATAGGTTATATGATATGTATACATGTGACCTAAATAGTGCAATGGAATAAGTAAATGTGTTGAATTCAAAATGATACCATAACCTAATTTCTTTAACGGATTAGCATTAAACATTATGAAAGCAACATTCTTCTCCGTAAGAGAGCGATTCAACTCTGAGTCTGATAAGGAAATAGATTGTAAACCAGGAGATGGATGTAACGGTGTTTTAACAGCTTTCTGTCCTGATTTATAATTATACTGTTTCTTAGAACTAACCTTCGATATAATTTTGTGAGAGTTGTGATAACTCTGTAAGTGTATTTGAGAAGCTAGATCAGGATTACTGACTAATACAGTACGTTCGAAATCAGAGAAATCTGGCTCTAATACTGTTTCTTCTTTATGGAACATCTTATATATACCATAGGTTGCTATAGCAGCTGTACAAACTGTAGTTATCATAGCTACAGCCGTAGTACTAGGATGCTCTCGCATTTTATTTAGAACTATACCCATGTAATCAGCAGCCTCATCAATATAATCTCGTAATTTTCCAAGTACGCCAGTACGTTGCAACTTCCGGTTTAAGTACTGAACACCAATACTAGGATCAAACAATTGCAAAGGAACCCAAACATCATAATTTTGCTTTGAATATATCAAGTCAAAAGCTGTTCGATCATATCTAAAAATCTGGAATGCTACATAGAAAGGATTAAATTCTTTGAGAAGTGATTCATTATACTTACATAAGATAATGTCAGTGTAATAAAGGTGTATTATTTCAAGGAAAGAACTCAGTTGATCTTTATCAACGTTTTCAGGGAGTAACTCAATGAAATTTTTCATCAAGCGTACAGCATTGTTATATGATTCAGGAGAAAA